AATCCGGCCCCGCCATGGAAAGGCTGCCTGTTCAGCGCCGCCATACGGGTTTGCCAGCCCGTTTCCAGCCGCAATATCCATGAGAAGAAACGGCGACATGGTGACGGAGATATCGCGCGACGCGCATTCCTGAATGAGCGCGACAATCCCTGCATCATCCGGCGTACCTCCATAATTTGGCCGCCCGGCCTCGTCAGGGCTGATCAACCGCGCGCCGTCGCGTCCCACCCCGCCAGCCTGCCACTCATCAGGCAGATTGATCTGGTCACGCGTTTCAACGCCCGGCATGACGCTGCAGTTCCCGGCGCGGAGATCATCGCCAAACCATCCGAGTGTCAGATTGATGTTCTCGACAAGCGGCAACTCCGCCTGAAGCAGGTCAAGCGCGCGGATCACATCCTCCTCGCCCGTCGCTGCATGCTGATTGAGCGGCGCTTCCCAACCTGGGTATTCAATCCGGCGAACCAGCTCTGGCGAGTACACAAACTCGCCGCTTGCCGGAATGAAGTTTACCGAGCGAACAACGCTTTCCAGCCCGTCTGAACTGCCGCGGACAGGGCGCGTCACCTCGAAAGAAAGCTGAGCCAAACGCGCGCCGAACTCATCCAGCGGAAAATCTTCGAACACCATATAAGCAAGCCCGCGATAAGCAGGCGCGTCCCCCTCAGTCGCGACAATGAGCGGGTCGGCGAGCTGGTCCGCGCTGCCGCGATACAAGCGGGTGGTGACATGCGCGAGTGAGAGCGGCTCACCATTCGCCCAGATACGATCAACGCCGGTAATTTCACCCTCACAGATCGCGACCGCGAAGCTGATAGAGTAGCTATATTCGGCGATGGTCGGCCCGCCCTTACCATTGGCGGAGCGTTCAGATTTTCGCTCTTTCAGATGCGTCGCCCAGATGACCTGCCCGCCGACGCGCATCCGTCCAAAGACGCGCGGAATGCCTGCCCCTTCGCGGCTTTCCATAATGGTGAGCCCTGAAAGCCTGCCCGTCTCAGCTACAGGTCCGGCGAGCGCAGCATCAATTGCCCCGCCCGCCAGACCGCCCACAGCGCTGCCAATCTGCGCGCCGGAAAGCTGGATACCCAGAAATGAAAGCCCGTCCGGCAGAAACGCCGCGCCAAGACGTGCGCCCGCCTCCGCAAATGCGAGTTGCGCCATAGTGATAATCCTTGTCTGAAACTGGCGCTGTCAGTCCGCGCCGGGAAAAGCAAAGGCAGCGACGATCCGGCGTCGCCACCATGGCACGAGCGAAGTTTCGCAAACCGCCCGCCCCCAATAGGCATGAATGATGGTGTCCGCGCCGGTCATGATGGCTGCGTGTTTGGCAGGACAGCCAAGCCCCATGCGGAAGAGCAGCACATCACCGGCTTGCGCCTCACCAACCGGTAGCTCGATCAGATGTCGCCGCGCCGCATCCATAAGTGTGTCCTCACCCAGCGCTTCGGCCCAGTCAGGCGTGTAAGGCGGCGGCGTTTCCGGTTCATCGCCGCACACCTCACGCCATACCCCGCGCACCAGCCCGAGACAGTCTGTGCCGACATGTTTGACGCTCGCCTGATGCCGGTAAGGCGTACCCCGCCAGTCGCGCGCCGAGGCGACGATCTCGGCTCGCGCGATCATCGCTCAATCCCCCGTGAAGAACCGTCCCGCTTTTCGCCCGGCCCGGAAATCACGGCATCATTGCCGGGCATATGAGGGAACCCGCGAAAGTTTTCGGCGTTTGAAAAGACATCGCGGCAGGTTGCGAACCGCTTGTCGCACTCAGGCTGAGGCGCGGACCCTACATCCACTCCACAGTTTGACCCGCCAAACACTGTATCGCACCTTCGGCTGAAGACACGGCCGGAGGTGCGCTCCAGATCGGACTTGATCGACGCAAGGCCAATGGCGAACCGGTCGCCCTCTTCGCGAATATCAGTGATATAGCCGGACCAGAGCCAGACGCCCTGATCTGATGCCCGCCAGTCAACACGATAGACACTGACTTTCGCGCCATCCCACACCCCTGCCTTCAAGTCGTCCGCAGTGATGCCGTCAGCCTCAAGCGCGCCTTTGAGATCGAGCGGCTCAGGCGACAGAGACAATGTGTGCCGAAACACAGAGGCTTCGATTACGAGCCCTGGCTGCCAGCTCTCACCACGGAACGTCACAGCGCGGTCATGATCGGTCACGCGAATGGTCTGCGAACCGTCACGCGCTTGCAAATGCCAGCAATAACAGAGTGTTGTCGCGCCCTGAAAATGGCCCAGCTGTTCGGCTGTAAGATCAGGCATTTACGCCCTCCTGCAACTCGATCAGCGTCAGCCGAACCAGCTGAAATGCACCAGTACTGGTCTGGCTGATCTCCAGCGTGTCCTGATCAAAGCGCACAGGCGTATCGAAGCTGAAACCCGCTGTGATAACAGCGCCATTGGCTGGCGGAACCGTGAAAGTCACCACGCCCGTCGTATCATCGACTGTAAACGCTTCAGACTCGACGCCATCGACAGCAACGCGCACACTACCTGTTACGGGGCGCGTTATCGTGCGCAGCGCCGACGCGCCATCATCCAGAACGAGCTGGAATGGCGTCGTGACACCATCACCCGTTCCGATCTGCTGATCGAACGGCGTAATTGTCTCTGCCGACTGCGAAGTGAACGGGTCGCGAAACCGGAAGCCCTGAAAGGCACCTGATCGCGCATTGAAGAACCGGATCAGCTCTTCGGCGTCACCGCGGCTTACAGGCACACCCACAACCGACCAGCGCCGTAAAGGGCGAGCGCGGCGCGCATTGCGCGTCTCACTGCCGCTTGCCAGAGGAACAATGCTCGTCTGCCAGACAGGACCACCACTCGTCTGGAAACCCAACGGCGGCGCAAATACCTCATTCACAACGCCGCTCATGACCAGCGGCTCCCCGAGGCAATCACCTGGCCCAGAGCAGATGCAATCTGCCCCTGAGCCGAGATCAGACTTGCCGCGTCAGAGCCTTCCGGCATGGTGACATTGATCGCGACGGGTGCAGCCTGCGCCACACCTCCGATGGCTTGCGAAAACACCTGATCAAGCACGGCGTTCGCGGCCAGCCGCGCAAGGTCTGACAGAATGGAGGAGACAAGGTTTTCAAAGTTCACCTCACCCGTCCGCGCCGCACGCGCCAGCGCCTGCTCGATACGTTCGCCAGCATCTTCAAACGCCAGCGCCATTGCGTCCGCTGCGTGAGGGACCTCTACGTCTGAAACGGCTTTCAGCGTGGTTTCAAACTCGAACAGATCATCCATCGCGCCAGACAGATCGAACACTTGCCCGCTTTCTGTTTCAGCCATGGGCTACTCCTTATCGGGAAAGGCAGCGAGCAAACGGGAGAGGTCTTTCTTCCCGAAGCCGCCCTCTGATTTTGTTGCAGTGATGAGACGCCATTCGCGGAGCGAGAGCTTCCAGAATGCGTCGGGGGCGAGGCCGAGCCTCAGAGCAGCCTGTAAAAGCCGCGCCCAGGGAAAGCCCTGCCCGCTCACTCGGTCGCCTTGCCAAAGCAGGAGAGGATGGCCTTCAGAGCGGTTTGCGGCTCAATCGCCAGTTCGCGCACCCGACCAGCGAGGTCAGCTTCGCCGCCGCCGCGCAGAAGCGCTGCGAGCAGGATGATCAGATCATGTGCCGAGACTGATTTCAGCCGGATGGTCAGGTCTTTCAGGCTCATACAGCCCAGACCTCTTTCAATCTCTGCCAACGCGCCGAGCGTCAGGCAAAGCTTTCTCGTCTCGCCATCAATCTCGACGGCGGTTTCTCCACGTTGGGGGTTCATTGATTTTTCCTTGTGTCGCTACGCCGTCGCTTCTGTGATGCGCCATGCGCGCAGCCTTGAGCCCGTTTCATCGCGAGAACGGAGTGAAGCGGGAAACAAAAGCAAATAGCTGGTCTAAACTTCGAGCACGCTGACTTCGCCTGCGCTTTCCAGCGTCAGAGCGAAGGTCGCCTCGCCGTCGAAATCGCCGGCATAACTCAGCTGCGAGATCAGAAACGGACCTGTAAGCACCGCAAAATCTGGAATGATCAGCTTCCAGTTTACGGCCTCTCGCGACATGAAAACATTGCGCATCCGGGTGTCAGATGCCTCATCGCGAAACACGCCCGAGCCGGATACGCGAACAGACTTCACGCCTGCACCAGAGAGCAATTCGCGCCAGCCTCCCGAGCTGCCCGTATGAGTTGCATCTACCACACCGGCATTCAGCTGGATTGTTTTCGCCCGAATGCCCGCAACAGCAATGTAATTACCTGAAATCAAACCATCTTCCAGCTTGATCAGAACGTCCTGACCGGCCTGTGCCACCATCAAAATTTCTCCATTTAAAATTTTATTCGATTTTCTGGGAACCGGAGTTCAGCTCGCGTGTTGTGTCCTTGTCCCACATGGACTTCCCCAAAGTTTGCGGCCGCCCGTACCGCAACATCTGGCCCGTCTGAGCGCTCCCCTCCCCCCCCAACTTGCGCTCGACGGGCCACTTTTTTTCTAAGCTTCATCAGTGATCGCCCGCAGCCGCAGAAGGCCGCGAAATGTCGTCCCGTCTGCACGCAGAAACACATCGGAAAACACCGGATAGAACACGACGAGCGACTGCCCCGCTGGCGACAGTTCTGCTGCGCGTAATGCATCGGCGACGAGCGCGATCAGTCGATTAGCTTCCGCGCGGCCACCTGATCGGGAATAGATTTCCACGCTCAGCCGGTGATCGCTAAGCTGGCCGTCATCACGGATTTCGTGTCGCGCGAGCCGTAGAAACGGAAAGGCCGCTCTGCCCTCTTCTCCATTCAGAATGCGGACAGGCGTGCCGAAGGATTCCTGTAACCCACCGGCCTCACTCAGGACGCGGATGACTTCATCCTCAAGCGGTTTGGCGTGGCTCATAGCTGCACCTCGCGCCAGGGACGCAGCGCTGCTTCAAGGCGGACGCTCAGGTCTTCGTGTGCCGACACCGCAGGATTGCCGCGCTGTTCATAGACAAATGCCACTATCAGCTTCATCGCTTGGACGAGGTCTTCAGGCACGTCAGATGCGGTATCGAAGCCCGCTTCCCAGTCGATCTCGATTTTCTGGTGGATGGTCCGTGGCCACACCCACGCGCCGAACGGTTTGGTGACAAGGCGCGGCGACAAGCCGGCCTCCAGTTCGAAAGATGAGGTCACATCCTCGCTGGTTTCACCGTCCGTGAGCCGAACAGCGAGAAGCCCCGCAGCCGGTCGCATAGGCAGGCGCAAGCCTCCCCGCTCCAGCACGTAGAGCGGCCAGTCATTCAGCGTCAGGCGCAGTGTACGACGCATAAGCGCCATGCCGGTCTCAGCCTCGATACGTGCCCGCGCTGCGGCGATCAGCCTGCCAATCAGGGCGTCATCAAAGTCTGCCCCGATCCGTGCAAACGCCTTAGCATCGGCCATAGGCAAGGGTTCACCGCTGGGCGGCGTTAGTGTTTGTAAGGTCATATTATTGCTTTTCCGCTCGGTCTGGTTTCGTCAGTGTGCTCGAACGCTGAGCCTCACTCCGTTCGGGCGTTCTGCGCCTTCGCTTTGCTCGTTTAGAGCTCCACACAAGCGACGGCGCAGGCGCAGGCCGACCGAGCCCCTGCGAGAGGCACGGCCGAGCAAACTAACCCCCTAAGACACAGCCATCTTCATCAGCTTGATGGCATCGAAGTTCTGAATGCCGCCGCCAACGCGCTTGGTCGTGTAGAAGAGGACATATGGCTTGGCGGAATACGGATCGCGGAGCACGCGCGCGCCCTGACGGTCCACAATGAGATAGCCCTTGCGGAAATCGCCAAACGCAATCGGCGTTGCGTCCGCAGCAATGTCCGGCATGTCTTCAATCTCTGTGATCGGGAAGCCGAGCAGGCTCGCCGCTTCACCGCCCATGCCCGGCGCGAAGATATAGCGACCATCGCCATCTTTGACCTTACGCAGCGCAGACAGAGTACGTCGGTTCATGACGAAACGCGCATTCGCCCGAAGGCCCGGTTTTACCGCATAGATGAGGTCGAGAAGTTTCTCGACTTCCATATTCGTAGCGAAGTCGCCCGCCGCGCCGGACGCAATATAGCCAAGCTGGTTCCAGGCATGGCTCGCATCGGCGACCTGCGTATAGTTGAGGAAGCCTTTCGGCTGGTTCGTTCCCGTGCCCGTGATGAAGGCGGCATTTTCCTGAGCTGAGAATGCGTCCTGCACCTCATCGGCCAGCCACTCATCTACATCGACAAAGGCGTCATCGAGCAGTGCCTGCGTAGCCGCGGGCATGGCATAGAGTTCAGCAGCTGGAAAGTCGAGCAGCGACAGCGTCGGCGCTGCCGTTTCACTGCGTGCACCTTCTTCTGCAGCCCATGCCGCGCTCGCGCCAAGACTGATGGGCTTGCGGAACGTGCCAGCACTCGTCTGGCGGACCGTTGCGATCTGACGCATCGGACTTGCCGCCAGAAGTCGCGCTTCAATCAGACGATCGAGCTGCGGTGGCGCAAGATATCCGCCTTCGCTCTCTGTGCCTGCATTGAGAGATTTCACATCAAGGCGAGACACGCCTCGCTCATCACCCGAGCGCAGATAATCGCTCCAGCCCTGAGGCACAGATTGGGCCTCCTCATCCACGACCGGCGCAGACGCTTTCATCGCGATCCGGTCGAGGGCGGATTTCGTTTCACTGAGCGATTTGTCGATGCGGCTCACTTTTTCATCGAGCAGCACATCGGCCGTTTTAGCCTCCATCGCCGAAAGACGCTGGTCATTCGCCACTTTAAAGGCCTCGAATTCGGCCAGCAGCTGCGCTTCCAGAGCAGACGTGTCCGGGGATTGTTTGGTTTCCATATGGATCTCCTTGGTTTGTTTTTTGCTCGAAAGGCGACGCCAGGCGGCTCTAAGCCGCGCGAAACCTGGCGTTCTTTGCCATCGGATTTGCGACGAGTGAGACTTCGACAAGATCGACTTCGATGAGGTCGCGGCCACCATCAGGCCGCAAGCGCCACCGCCTTGGCCGAAAGCCGATTGAAAGCCCGTTCAAGCCTGACTTCAGCTGACCGAGCGCCAGTTTTCCGAAAGGTTTTTCGCCATTGATCAGCCCGCGCACTTCAAGACCGCGACCTGTCTCACGAAAGCTCGTCCATTCACCGGCGACTGCGCCGGAGCGATGTCGCCACAGCATGGGCACGGCCCGCTGCCGCTTCAGGCTTTGCGCAAATGCGCCTGGTCGAACGCGGTCTCCGGACTGGTCTTCCTCAAGGAAAACCGAGGCCAGTCCCTCAATCAGCATGAGACGCCTCCCGAGGTTGCAGCCCCGCAATCTCGCGCTTTTCGTCCTCACTCAGAAAGTCTGCGCCATTCAGCCGGTTCCAGAGCGCTTCACGCTCCGGCGCCAGAGCTGGCACGGCATCCAGATCAGGTTTCAGGCGAACACGGTCACGCGTTACGCCGGACATCCAGTCTTCAAGCGCACGAGCAGTTCGCTGCACCAGCGGCAGAACTGTCTGCCGCCAGAAGGCGAGGTTCGCTTCGCGGTAATTCGAATAGGTGTTGTCGCCCGGAATGCCGAGCAGCATGGGCGGCACTCCGAAGGCGAGCGCGATCTCACGAGCCGCTTCACGGCGGGCCTGAATGAAGTCCATATCCGTCGGCGTCAGCCCCATCGGCTTCCAGTCGAGGCCGCCTTCCAGCAGCATGGGACGACCGGCGTGTCTTGCCCCGCTATGGGCCTCTTCCAGCTGCTCTTTCAGGCGCTGGAACTGATCCGGCGTAAGATGGGCACCATCGCGTCCATAGATAAGCGCGCCCGAAGGTCTTGCGGCGTTGTCGATGAGCGCCTTGGCCCAGTTGGAGCCCGCATTATGGATTTCAACGGCACGGGCGGCAGCCTCAAGCGGTGATATCGCCATGGCCCGCGCAGACGGGTCCAGCGCACGCAGATGCAAAAGCGGCGACCAGCCGGAGGCATCGCTGCGTACGATACGTCGCCCGCCGCGGGTACGTATTGAGTACCCGCCGCCCTCTTTTAGCGGCTCGACTGCACCGGGCGGGACGCGCTGAATACCAGCTACGCCGCCATCTGCGCCGCGCACCATTTCCAGAAAGCCGTTTCCGGAGACTTGCAGATCACCATAGACAGCCTCAAGAAGCGTCTGACCGGTTTCGCCAGCCTGCGGACGCTCGAGCAATAAACGCAGATAAGTCGCATCGGCTTCGCAAAGCTCACAATCCTTGCGCAGAGGTACGCTGGCGGCAGTTTCGGCCACCATGCGAATACAGCGATAGCTGACCGGATTTTGCCGGAAACCCGCTTCGACCAGCCTCGCCGGAGACGTCGCCTCCCATTGCGCATCAAGCACGCCGGACAGTGCAACGAGGCTTTTTGTTTCTGTTTTGTTCTTTTGGTTATTCCAGAACATAGCTTAACCCTCAGATACGGGAAATTCGCGGCGCACACCGCGCCAGACACAAATGGGCGACGCCGTGAACCAGCGCGTCGAGCCGGTTCGGGCTTTCATTTGAAAACCCGAACCCGACCATCTCATCTTCCAATTCCCTGAAGTCGCCGACATGATGGACACGGCCCGCCGTGTAGAGCGCGGCGACGGGGCCAGCCCGTAGCTTCTTGCCAAGCCGCGCATGAACCAGCTTCACCACGCGGCCCGTTCCGGTCTGCGCGATCACATCACGCACCAGCTCACCGCCCTGATTGCTCTCAGCCAGAATAGCGTCCGCATCAAAGACTTCAGCCAGTTCCGCCACGCGCGGCGCCCACACGGTTGAGGGCACGCCCTGCATAGTGGCATCGGCCAGAATGAAAGCGTCATGCCCTGCCCGGCCAATAGCTACAATTCCACAGGCATCGGAGCCTTTATGAGAGGTCACGGCCGGATCAACCGAGATGATGATCTCGTCCAGTTCCGGCGCTGCCGCCACACGGCTCGCATCAATCATGGAGAGCGTAAACAGAGCACCCTCGCGGTTCTCCACCAGCTCGCCATCCAGTTCCTGCCGGCCGAGTGAGCCACTGCCATACTGCGCACGCATTGCCTCAACGAAGCCGGACGCCAGATTGGCAGTATTGAGCACACTTGCCCCACGCGTCACGACGCAGCTTTCATCAGCCAGCAGGCGCTTCACGATAGGCACCGGCTTCGGCGTTGTCGTTGCGACCAGCCTTGGCGTGTCACCAAGGCGCAAGCCGAACTGAAGCATGTCCCATGTCGCAGCTGCATTATTCCAGGCGGCCACTTCATCCACCCATGCGGCATCAAATTGAGGCCCACGCAGGCGTTCCGGCTCTTCAGCAGAGAACGCATAGCCGACCGCGCCATTTGGCCAGATAAGCCGGTGACGGGAGGCCTCATAGTCCGGTCGGTCACGGTGTGCACCGATGGATGCAAGCCCGCTTTCGCCGGTAATCATCACCTCACGCACATCATTCATGGTCGGCCCCACAAGCGCGATACGCTTTGCGCGACCTGCACGAATTTCGCCCGCCAGCCATTCAGCGCCAGCGCGCGTTTTACCCGCGCCGCGCCCGCCCATAAAGAGCCAGCTTCGCCAACGCCCATGCGGCGGCAACTGGTCGGTACGCGCCCAGAACACCCATAGACAGAGAAGATCGGAAACCAGCTCATCAGGCAGACATGCCGCCCATTTCTTCCGGACGGATGGTCGCCGCGATGCGATCCAGTCGGCGCAGGAGTTCAGCTCGCGCAGCCTCGATATCCTCTTTGGCATAGAATACCCCTTCGCGCGTTTCGGTTTTACGGGACTCCTCAAGTTTGACCTGCGCCTCTACAGCGCGGATCAGTTGCAACGTCGCCTTGCCGAGAGCTTCGGCGCCTTTAATATCGCCAGTTTCAAGCAGGCTCTGAGCCTCGATAATCTGCTCACGCAGGCGGCCGGTCATGGCCGCGAGGTCATCAGGGTTCGAAGAAGTTTTGTCTGTGTTCGTCAT